TCCATCGGCCTAAACATACGCTCATCCTCGGAAGTGGGCTTAAGAGAGGGAGGGGCGGCGGAGGACGGGGGCTCTATACTTACACCACTTCCGAGATTGAGATGCCATTTGAAATAAGGCGATCTACTAAGGTATCTACAGTTGGTCGACGCAAAATACGAACTAATGGTTTCAAGGTAGTAAACAGTATCACAGGCCGTCCGCTGTCGCGTAAGCCACTGAGTAAATCAAAAGCGAAACGGCAACTTAGGGCCGTGTATCGTAATGTCAAAAACGCCTGAGCAATGCCACTTTTGACCGAGGTACTGATTAATTGTGTGCTAACCACAATTCTATTTCAAATATTACACTACCAAACGTTTCGTAGTCGTTTCTAGATGAAAATTAAGCCCGCCAAAGATGGTAAGCATAAATGGATTGCGGAATTTAAGGACGGGACACGGACCAAGTTTGGGGCGAAAGGAATGGACGACTATACCTTGACACACGACAAAAGGCAAAGAGATCTGTATAGGAATCGTCATAAAAAAGATCTACAAACCAACGATCCGAAGAGAGCCGGGTATCTTTCGTATCACATTCTATGGGGTCCGCATAAAACGGTTAAAGCTAACGCCCGTGCTTACCAAAGGAAATTTAAGCGAGTCTAGTATTACGTTTCAACCAATTCAATGCCATCCTCCCTATCGTGCTTTGCTTTCCTTTCATCGTCTCGGCGCGACTTAATTTCAGCGGAAAGTTGCTGGTACAGCGCTACCCCAGACGGCCCCTCCTCCTCAACGATTGAAGGGTCGATTGGCACCGACGTGGGTGAAAATCCGGGCGGCGTACTGAGCTGGATGAATTGTAGGCGGTCTGCGCTCCATACCCCTGCGGGAGCCGGTTGGTTGGAAAAGAAGAAGACGTGAGGAACTTTAAAGCGCTTTAGGCAGCTCTCATACTTTGGGCTAAAGATCGATCCATTCTTAAACGCCTCGGCTGCCTTATACAAATCAAGAAGCATTTCAAGCTTTTCTGCACGTGGTATGTCGAATATCACAATTGGCTGTGAGTTGTATCCGTGAGCAATGTCCTGAAAGCGGCCGCTCAGTTCAATTGCATTGTACTCGGAACAGAGATGAGTGGTAAGGCGACTTTTACCCATACCACCTTTGTCGTCGTAGATCCACCATATCCAACGGTTATGCGCGGGCTTCTTGACAATGCTGATAATCGCCTCCTGCCAGATACGCGGTACGAAATCTGAGTCCGCAAGCGTGGGTTGGAGGACATTCGCGAGACGCTCAATACCACCAGCAAATCGCATGAAATGTCCAGGGTAGTTCTCGGCAATGATCTTGCGACCTTCAATCGGGCCATTCTTTTTTAGAATGTCGCGTATGTCAAAGAAGTCGTTGCGTTTGCCTTGCTCTGAGAGGCGTGCCTGAGATCCAACTTCCCAGGCCTTCGAAATAAGATCGTCGCTATCCACCTTATCTTTTGCTGTACGAATCTGTGCAATGTAATGATCTCTATCCTTCAACTGTACCGGCGTAAGTACAGACTTTGTCCCCAGCCACGCTGTAATCTGTCCAACTGATATCTGCGAGCGAAACTCGGCATAACCTCGAAACGTTACGAGAGTATCGGCTCCAAATGCCTGAGCTGAAACGTAGCCACAAGCATATGTATTTCCAAAGAGACCAGGACATGGGTCTGGAGTCCAGTCAGCTGCTTTACTTAGGTCATCTCCATAGGAATGTGGGTCTAAAGGTATGTTAAACGCATACGCCCTAGATTTTGCTACTGCTTTGTCAGTCGCCGATCGGCTGACGCTGCGAACGCTCATAATTAATTATTGGACCTTTTTGAAAAAATATAAAAAATGGCCGGAAAATGGGTGCTTGGGAAGGTAACCTCATGGGAAGAGGAGAAACGTAAAATGGAACAGAGCTTACTAGATGGATATAAGGAGGACTTACAATGCTTACTCGCCAGTCCAACTCCTACTGATCCGGCTAAGGTAGTCGAGCGTGCTAGGAAGACTGCTGATTTGCTCCAACTCATCACTAATGCGCAGAGTCTACATGAAATGAATCAGACTGATGTCATCAAGATTTTACACGAGTCTTTTTTTTCTATCGCCTATAAGCAAGGGTTGGAGGAGGGACGTCGTCAAGTTCAGCAGATTAATACCAAATGTGAAGTCTGTGCCGAGCGTCGTAGACGCAATCGGGAGGCGGCTGCTTTGGCTCGTAAGCGTCAGAGGGGGGAGGCCACGGACGAGGACGAAGAGGAGGAGGAGGTGTCCTAGTGTTTCATAAAAATAAAAAAAGTGTGATTACACGAGTCTACTGAGAAAAAAGGCGTCATACTACCTAGATGGCTCACATTCTACCGGGTAAGAAGGAATGGAAGAAGGTCATCCAGTTTCAGCCTGCAAAGAAGGGCGATACGACCGGGCTAGTTAACTTACTCGGTGGTATGAATTCCATTGAACTCATTAGCAAGGGGCAGCCTCCAGTCGAGTGCTATCCAGTTACCATGCCCCTTGAATGCACTTCAGTTGCCGAGGTAATGAGTAAGGGCCGTGGAAACCTTTCCTTTGCAATCAAGATGACCCCGGTAATCTGGGAGTCAATGCACGGTCTTGATCTCGAGCTGCAGGACCATGCAATTGAGAACGCAGACAAGCTTTTCAATCCAAAGGACGCCGAGTTCATTCGTAAGGACCGTACGGCTATTGCTCTTAAGCACCCAAAGCCTCTGGCTCGTTACAATGCTGATGGCTCGCCCAACTTTTCTACTCTGCTGCGTTTCCGCATTGCTGGTCGTGGCATGGAGGTGGATTCCTTTGACATCAAGGAAACCCAACAGGGCTCATACACTTCAAATGTGCAGTACACTGACCAGATTGAGAGCCTGCCGCCCAACGCAACGCGTTTTGTGATTGTGACTGGCACTGCGTCGTCGGGGGCCAAGACGGTTGCCACGCTCCTCCGCCGCCGTGGGGCTATTGCAATCGGTGAGCCTAAGATGCGCTACGTTGGCCCTGGAGATCTGCGCCAGGGTCTCATTCACAGCCTCAAGTTCACCGTCAGCCACTTTGCGCTGGTCAATGGCGCAATGTCGTGCTGCCTCCGAGCCCGCGAGATCATCTTTGAGAACGTAGAGCCTACTGCTCTGCTCCCGGAGGGTTTCGTTATCGCCAACGAAACGGAGGAGCCTAGCGCACAGCTTGCAGCGCCCCGTGCAATTCATGCTTCACCAGAGCGCGTGCATCGCGAGGAGGTGCCTCCATCTGCTCCCGCTCCCAAGCGCTCCAAGCTTGCGCGGTCCGAGACATCGGCCTTCTCAGCGGTTTCGAAGGCAGTAGAGGAGACCGGGACGCGTCGCATTCTCTGCCAGGGTTGTCGCGACGACGCCCCAGAGCAGCGCGCGCACATGATGCCCGGCGGGTGCCTGTACGAGCTCTCAGCAGAGCATTCCGACTAACTTCCGACTAAATTCCAACTAAATACCTAAACGCATAAAATCAGCCCATATAAACACATAGTAACGTGATGTAGTGTGAAAATAAGCTTACAATGCTTTCGATCGCTTCAGGAAAGCTTAAAAAGGGATCAAACCAAACAGCGCTTGCTGTCATTTACGGGGCTGGTTCTCGTGATGGCGATGTACTCGTATTGGATCCCGATTCAGAGTCAAAGGGTCCTATAACACTGAATAAAGGCGAGAAGTTTGCTTTGGAACCAACCCACGATCCTAAGGGTCGCGATGTAATCATGGTGGGCGGAAAGAGTGGTAGCGGAAAGTCTTACATTGCGAGAAACTTTATTAAGCGTTATGAACGTCTCTTTCCTAGACGGCCTATCCGTCTCGTTTCATATCTAAAGGAAGACACTACGATTGATGATGCCAAGGCCGCAGACCGTATTGATCCTGAACAGTGGGTCGAGGACCCCCCAGAACTTGATTACTTTGCTGAAAGTCTATTAGTACTTGACGACATTGAAGGGTTTGAGCGTTCAAATAAGGAAGTCTTTCATGCAATTCAACGGGTGGTTGATATGATTGCAACTACCGGCCGTCACGCAGCTGCTTCAATTCTGAATTGCTCTCACCTCCTTACGGACTATAAGCGAACACGCCTTTGGTTGGGGGAGAGTAATCAGTTTTGCATCTTCCCCAATGGAGCCAGTCTGAAGCAACTTAATACGCTCCTTGGTTCCTATGCTGGCGCAGATGGCCGGGAGATTAAAAAGATGCGCTATCTACCATCACGTTGGGTGTGCCTGCGAACTTCCTTTCCACCGATTGTTATACATGAGAACGGCGCATATCTTTTGCATGAGGATCGCGAGGAGCGTGTCGCTAAGAAGCGTCGGCCTAGTGGTCTCTTTAAGGAGCCAAAGGTAAAGAAAGAAAAGGTAGACGGGGAAAAGGATTCTAGATCAGAGAGTGAAACTGAGGCTTAAACAACTACTCCTTATGCGGTGTATCCAAATCAACCCTTGGAACACGGCGAACGCGAGGGCGGCGACGCGGCCGTATCCAAATTGTGTCATCAAGGTTGTCTTCGAAATTACTATCGTCTGGATGAGGCGATCCTGGAGTATAGGACGAGTCTGTTGAGTCGCTCAGCTCGTTAAGTGAAAGTGCTTCATTGAGTGGGTCGTTCGGATTTGGGCTTGGAAAGTTCTGGTTCATAGACTCGTATGCGATTGGAGAGCAGCAGGGAGTATGAAGCCTGCAAACCTTTGGAGTTGGGTTGGGAATGTATTCGACATCTGAAGGCTCCTCTAAGAGCGCCTCATTCTTTTCCTGATCTGAAGGCCCAATGCTTTGAAAGCAAGTCTTTGTGAACTCGGCAGCAAGGATAAGTGTTATGCAGATAACAATTGAAACGAAAAGAGATGTCGTATAGTCAACGACTGATAGTGTGAACATATCAAAATTCATGGTAGATTGTGGGCCCGTTGTCAGTCGACATGGGGTTGAATCCTTATTTTAACGAGAGTCACTCGAACCTCGATTATCACGAGGTTCAAGCGCGCATTGACAATAATAGTAATGTGTACGAACGATGCACTGCGCACTGGTATGCACTTGCCAATGCGCGAAGCATCGGAAAACCACACACCTATGCCGCACAGGCGGAAATCTTCAAAACTTCGATGCCTGGACAGCTCCACCTGCCAAAGTACGTGGACCCGCTTGCAAATAAATGGACCAATACGCACTATACCAACCAGGCTATCGTAGGAAGTGATAATGTTGAGGGAATGACATTGAATTATGAGAACTGGCATCAGGGTGTAGGCTTAAATAGTATAGCCGATGAGCAGTACATGGCTTCTATTCGCGGCGTTCAGCATGCTGCCCGCATTGACAATCTGAAAGAACTCAAGCTTGGTGATCGTGTCCCAGACATGCGTAGGCTTCAGAATGTCCGAGCAGGGGCTGCTATTATTAATAAGGTTCAAGACTTGCGTCGTAAACTGGAGGACCCTAACTTTTTGCCTGATGACGGGATGGAACCCACGCCCGAACAGAAGGATAACATTGAAACGTTCAATGAGGAAGTTGGAATGGTTGCGCAGGCATATGCTTCATTTTCTTATGGATCTCTTGAGGATGGTGCTGCTGTTCAGAACGAAATCAACAATTTCCTTAAAATGGATCGCAAGAGAAAGAAGAACCTTATTCCTGTTGGGTCTGCGCTTAATAACCTCCTTCAAGTCGTTCGTTCGCGCCGTATTATGCCACTTCCATCTGATCCACGATTTGATAGCACTGACGAATCGCTGTCAAAGGTTGGTAACGTTCAAGCACCTCAGCCTGGTGAGCAGGCAGCGGCTGCAGCAGCTGCGGCCGCGGCTGCACCAGCGCCAGAAGTGGCTGCATCAACCGCACCGGCACCAGAGGCTGCATCAACTGCACCGGCACCAGAAGTGGCTGCATCACCTCCAGTTCCTGAACCCACTCCAGATGCGTCCGCCCCAGCATCAGAACCCGTCGCATCGAGCAATGTCGAGCCAATGGAACACGGTGATATTCTCCATCTTAGTGGTACCGAAATTAGTGAGCTTCCTGTACAAAGATTCGATGCCAAGATTGGTGAAATACGCGCTATGGATTCTGAGCAACTTAAGGGCTTTAACAAACGTTATGATGAGCTTAAACAGAGCGGCGCACTTCCGCGCAAGTTTCTTTTGGACGACTTTTATACGCCATACTTTAATTATCGTCTACGTCGGGCTAGGGAGGAGTCTCAAGGAAAGTTTTTTCCTGGTGCTGATTACCATGGCGAAGGATGGTTTAGCTTTCTGGACAATCCAATTCTTAGGCGGGATGACCAGTACCATCGCTACGCCTCCCTTCAGGGTGGGGTACGAACAAGACGTGGCTCGGTGGCACGCCCTGCAGCAGCGCCCGCGCCCACGCCCGCGGTACCGCCTACACCAGCCGCAGCGCCAGATGGACAGCCAGCGGCAACTCCTGCCGCACAGCCAGGAGATTTGCAGATGGTCGCAGCGCCTTCGGTTACAGCAGTTGGTGATCCTACTGTTACTGCACTTACTAAGGCTCTTATTGCAGCAAACACGAATCTATCTCAGACAGCAATACAGGCACTTGCAATGGCAACCAAGGCAACGATTGAGAGGCGTAATTCTAAGGCCGAGAAAAAAGTGCCCGTGGTAGCTGCGCAGCGTCCGCAACCTCCTGGTGCAAAGTCGTCTGCTTTGAGTACTATTCAATCTATTGGTAAGGGTATTGTTCAGGTCGGCCTAGGAGGGTTAGCGATGCAGGGACTTAGTTCGATGGGATCTATGATTGCTGCTGGGGGTGCACCTAGTGCAAACGATTACTCTATCAGTGAAGGCATTTTGAAGCCAACAGTAGGGCTCACAGAGGCACTTGTCGGGCCCCGTTCTGCAACACTCGTGGGATTGGCTGGCAGTGTCTTGGGACCGGCCGCGAGTCACTTGTCACGGGCAACATTTGGGCTTTGGAGCAGCCAGCGAGTCCTTACTTTTATTACTGGTACTGGATTTCCTGATACGGCTTCGTTTCTGGGTAAGGTCATTGGTGGCTTTGCAAATACAATCAAAGAGACTGGTCAAAGCTTTTTTGACACGAGGCGTAACATTACTGAACAGGGCGCCATTAACAAGGGAAAAGCTGCTGCGCTCGAAAAATTTCTCCCGAGAATTCAGAACGTAAGCCAGGAACTGGAGGAGGCAGAGCTCGCAAAGAGGTATGCAACTCCAACCCTTGTTCCGATTGAAAAGTCACCTCCGTCACCACCTATGCCTACCCCTGAAGGAACAAGTGTTCCCTACCCCACACCTAAGGTCTATGAACCCCCTTCTATCGAACCAACCCCTACTGTTGATCGGCGGCCTTCGCAGCCAAGTTATGTACCCGGAAAGCCCCAGCCAAATTTCGCTCCGAAGCCCTCAGTGCCGACTGGTGGTAGTGGAATGCGATACATGAGAGGCGATCTTACCGACGCAGAGCGTAAGGCTCAGAAACGTATTAGGGGTTGTGGCGAGCGCGCCGCAGAGGAACTTCAAAGTGATGAAGAGAATATGGACGGAGAGGACGGCGTCCAAGAAAGCCGCATGGAAATCGTTTCATCAATGAATAAGGGCGGTAAGTTTTCTCACCGTATCCCTGAGGGTTCTGGTGCTCAAATGCCGGTTCTTTATGGCGGAAGTGTTGACTTTTCTGATCGCGATGTGGAGGTATGCTCTGATATGATTGTTGATGGATTGTTCCTTATGATTGACAATGAGGAGGCTGGATACCCAAGCAATCCCACTGAGATTGCTGACACAATACTGAGCAATTTTATGAATACTCAGGTTGCTTACTCGAACCCAGATCGACTTGTTGTTGGCGTCACTGACTCTTCAAATACCGGCGTTCCTGATAAGGATGTACTTAACAAGCCAGAGCCTACTGACTTCCCTGCCAATCCTAGTCAGCTTGAGGCGCAGCTTTCAGGTGGCCAGCCAATTGAAGGCGTCCACCCGCTTGAAGGTGGAGCCCTCTATCGCGGCCCCCTTGAAGGTGGTAACTTTTTCAAGGATTTGGTTGATAAGGGCGTTGCGGCCGTATCGTCCGTCGCATCGGCCGCAGCAAAGGACCCGTCAAAGGCATTGGATGTTCTTTCCCTGGGAAATAAGCTTTACAATGCGTCAGATGATCAATTGAAGCTCCCGACAGTTAATGAGATCGCCAACATTGGCAAAAAGCCAAGTAGTAAGCGTTCCTTATCGGATCTGCATGGCGGTGAAAGTGGGCCTGCTGCAGATGGTACAGAACCGACCGCTAAGCGTCAGCGAGAAGGCGAAAAGCCCAAGCGTAAGGTTTCCGAGTGGAGTAAGCTTGTAGCGGCTGTCTACAAGGAACTCAAGGAAAAGGACCCGAACGTTACGATTGCTATGGCGGCAAAAGAGGCTTCTAAACGCCGTAAGGCTTAAGTTTCAACATGTACCAACATTTACTCTACCTTTACATCCTCCACTTTAGGCTGGACCTCCCCGGACTCGGCAGGCACCTTATCCTCAACCTTATCCTCCTTTGCATCCTTACCACCCTTCTTCCCCGAATGGCCAAACTTTCCCTTGACTGGCTCGTACCCTGCATCAATCAAAAAGTGAATCGACTTAAGACCGGCCGCCTGCTTCTTTCGAGAGACAATACGGCCGTGCTTATTCTTCACCAAGTCAGCCTTCTTCAGACCACCAGACGTGTGAGTTGCATTACCATGGAAGACCTGTGCCTTACTTCCGATGATCTTTACCGTTGAACGCTTAGGCATTTCTACGTTTCAATGGCTTCCGAGAGCGAAGGCGGTGGAATGGACGGGTTTGACTTTAAGACAGTGGCTGACTATGAACTCAGCGAAGATGACATACGTAAATTACTGGGAAATGTCAGGATTATGACGTACCCAGAATTGGCAAAGGAAACGCTTGAAACCCTTTTCCCTAGTGATGGGATCGTAGTCATCCTTTTCCTCACCGAATCGAAAGTTAAAGGCCATTGGACCTGTCTAAGTAAGAAGGGCGACGCCATTGAATACTTTGATTCCTATGGAATAAAGCCCGATGGCGAGAGGGCCTGGTTAGATAAGCGTGAACGAATTACGCTAGGCGAAGTAAGGCCGCTCATTAACGAACTCATTAAAACCCATAGAGGGCCCGTGTACTACAATGAGAAAAAGTTGCAAAAGGGTTCAGTAGCCACATGTGGTCGTCACGTCGTCGTACGTGGTTGGAATCTGGACCTACCCATCTCTACATACTCTACACAACTCCAATCAAAGGGAGATCCAGACCTTATAGTATGCGAGCAAACCTTTAAAAGGATTAAAAAGTAGGATGTCGTATTTAAACCCCGCGAAACGCCAACGAGCAATTGGCCAAGGCGGTGATGTGTATTCACAGCAAATCTCCGCTGATGTTGTGCCGGGCCCTGAACCACGTTACTATACAACGTATTTGACTGGTACTCAGGGTGAGGATGAAGGCGCCCATGGCGAGATCGCCCTCTTCCAGGAAATGCGAACTACAAACCTTGTACCTCGTACAAGTGCATACCAAGTCGCAGTGGAAAAGGCCTGCGTTGATACAAAGGCCCTCCCTTCCTTTATCGCTCAGGTTGATCAAGGAAGCTCAAACCCTTCAGGTAACATTAACCAGCTTCAGTCACAGGTTGGCTTTGAGATGAATTGGTCGGGTTCAATGTTCCCTTCGACATTGAACGGGTCTACAATTGCCATAGACACGACACTCCTTAACTCTACAACCCCTACGCTCTATAGTTTCTTTAGCACAGGAGGATCGAGTCTCCCTATCAAGTACGCCCGTTCATCCTACGGCGTTGGCTTAAGCCCCAACGATCTTAAGAAGACTCCACCCGCTTGCGAAGGAACTCTGCAGGCCTACATTGAGAATAATCCTAATAGTCCGTATTGGCAAGGCCAGTTCAACTTTAACTTGGATATTCAGCTCTTTCTTCTTTCGTTCAATAGGGCGCTTGTTCGAGCCTTTGGAAGCTGGGAACCTACATCTCCCAACTACGCATGGACAACGACTCCCACGGAAACGTCAGCTGGGTCTGGTCAGTGGTATCTCAGCTGTTCATACACTGCAAGCCAGCTAACAATCCTTGATCTGAGCCAGATACTCGTCAGTAGCGCAACCAACCTGGGCGGTACTGAGCCTGGCTATGCTGATCTCTACGAAATCATCCAAGATTTTTATCCGACCATTTTCTCAAACTATGTGTCTGGGGCCAATATTCTTGAACTTCCGTGCAGCAAGAAGCAAAACGAATTCTTTACAAAGTATAAGAAGACAATTGGCACTCCACCTGCCTTTCGTATGACACTCTATGCGGCAAACCCTACCTATGGATCTGCGCCTACTGTAAGCGTCGCGGGTGGTACTGCGACTCAAACGATCCCTTCAAGCACCCAGCTTCCTGTACCGACATCGTCTAACGTTACGAATGCGGACAATATGGCCACCCTTACGTTCACTATTACGACTACACCAAGCGCTAATGCGTCAACTGTGACAGTCCCTTCATTTGACTTCTACCAAGGCATCTCAGGTACGAAGATCCAATGCCTCAATACTTCAGTGTCTCTTCAAAACCAGGACATGGAATCCCCTTATGTCAGCTCGCAGCCATCACGTCTTGATTATGTGACTTCGGCGTACTTACTTGGGTTTGAAGCCGATACGGTCTTTAACTTGGTTCAGGCTACGAGTGCTGTGGTGTATGCGAACCGCCCGCTTGCGCCCGCATTCAGTACGAAGATTGATCTCTCGTCCTATGAACCACTTATGTGGCGGCCTTCGGATGTATATGCAGAGACTGCTAAGCCCTTGCCTGGAAGTCCATACTATTACGGCTATGGCACATCATATTACCTTGATAATGTAGTCAATCCAGGCATTGCAAATTGCTTTCAGAATCAATACGATGATTACTTTACTGGTGAACTTCCTTCAGTGATTATGCAAAAGCTTACGTTACTACCTAACATTGATGCAATCACCGATCTAAGTCTGAACGGCCAGCTCTACTGCACAACATACTTTAACTCGGGTGCAGCTCCTCTCAGTGCGCTCAGGGACATTAAGCCGTGGAAGGCAAATGATAATTATGAAATAGGAACCCCTGTTACATTTGCGAACCCGGATCCTAATTCACCCATCAACAATCTCTACATTGCTAATGTACGTACAGGTACAGTTGACTTTCAGGCCCCAGAACCCTTCAAAAATACAGACTTCTGGCTTTACTGCGGGCCCTTCATTTATAGCTCGGCCGTACTTGGTGCAAAGTACTCGGATGGTGAACTCGTTACATACAATGGGTACGCTACCCGCGTCACATCCACTAATAACGCCACAGGAGGTGTCATTAGTGTTTCGAACGGAACTGTGTACCATACCTTTTCTACTGTTGGTACATTTACATTTACGCCTCGTGGTCAAACGATTAAAGGACAAGCTCTCATTGTGGGAGGAGGTGGTGCAGGTGGATTTAACTACTTTGGCGGTGGTGGTGGAGCTGGGGACGTTTTTATGAAACCCTTTCAAACATCTTCCGCTGTAAGCATTGTAGTTGGCGCTGGGGGTACTCCAGGCAATCCAGTTGGAGACGGTGGTTCAAGTTCATTAGGACTCTCACCTCCAATTGTAGCAACAGGAGGAGGTGGAGGCGCAGGTGGAACAACTGCAACTGGTGGACGACCTGGAGCTTGTGGTGGTGGCGGTTCTGGTGGTTTTGGCGGTGGAAGTGTTACACCTGGTGCGGGTACTGGTTCTCAAGGCCGACCTGGTGGAGCTGGTTCGACGTCCCCTACCAGAGCTGGCGGTGGTGGTGGTTATTCAGCAGCTGGAGCAACTGGTGCTGTTTCAGGTAATGGTGGCGCAGGTGTTACAATGAGCCTCTACAATAAGACGTATACCGTTGGAGGTGGTGGCGGTGGCGGTGCTAACACAGGAGGAGCTGCTGGAGTTGGAGGGGTTGGTGGAGGCGGTAATGGTTCTATTAACTCCACACAGCCGGCAACAAATGGAGCTGCCAATACTGGTGGCGGTGGTGGTGGAATGGGTGGTGATCCTCCAGGATCTGGGCAAGGAGGTGCAGGTGGATCTGGTCTCGTTGTTCTGGCGTACCCAGTTGCGCGGGATCCAATTACGTTCAGTGGTCTCTTTGGTACGCCCATGACCCTTGTACCGCGAGACAATAAAGTTGAGCAGGTTGCGACTGGAGGCCAGTACATCCAACAGAATGGATACGCCTTTCACATCTTTACTGAGCCAGGAACTGCGTCACTTGACCTGATACCTGGAACTAATGTTTCGTCTCTTACTTGCTCAGTGCTTACCGTAGGCGGTGGCGGAGGCGGAGGCGGCGCCTCATGTGGCGGAGGCGGCGCAGGTGGTACTGTTACCGTTGGAGCAAACATTGTCACTTCAGGTGGACTTGTTACCGTAGGAGCAGGTGGTACTGGTGGCATAGGCACTCAGGGTGTGATTGCAACTGGCGGCACAAAACAACAGGTTGGTGACTATACCTGGCACATATTTAACCAACATGATACTGGACTGCCTTTCGTGCTTACTGATCCTCCAAACCTTAACATCCAATACCTTCTTGTTGGCGGTGGTGGTGGAGGCGGTGGGCAACTCTCCTCTGGTGGAGGAGGCGGTGGTGAAGTTACTTCTGGAACCATGAACCTTACTGCAGGGTCATATACCGTCACAGTTGGCTCTGGAGGAGAGGGCTCTTCTTCTTTCAGCGCTGGAGATAGCGGAGCTCCTTCCGCATTCAATGGAATTTCTGTTAAAGGCGGTGGCGGTGGTGGATCGTACTATGGTCCTGGAGGCACCGCCGCCAATGGTTTAGCAGGTGGATGTGGTGGAGGTGGTGGTGGATGCGATCCAGGTGAAACAGCTGGTAGTGGTGGCGCAGCCGTTGAAGATGGCGTTGGTGGTGCAGGCTTTCAAGGTGCAGGAGGCGGTGGTGGTGGATATGCCAGTGGTAGTCCTGGCAATGGAGGTACTGCAAACGCAGCGGGTGTAGGTGCTAATGGAGGCCAGCCCTGGAGTATTACACTAAACGGTTCATCAACCCCATCCTGGTTTTCAGGCGGAGGCGGTGGTGGTGGTGAGTCGGTTGGCGGAAAAGGTGGATACTATGGCGATACCGCGCCCTACACGTATCTTGGAGGTGATGGAGGTATTGGACAAGATAGCACGCCTGCTACTTTTGGAGCAGACGATACAGGATCTGGTGGTGGCGGTGCTGGCAATTATAATAACAGTGTTGGCGGTGCTGGAAGTGGAGGCATTGTCATCATTATCTATAAGACAAATGCGGAATTAACCTCCGCTGGTCAAAATGGCGGCACCTCTTCGTTTCAGACTGTGAGCGCAGCTGGAGGAGGCGGCGGTGGCGGTATTGGCGAAGCTCTCAATGGAGTCAATGGAGCTAACGGCGGTGGCGGCGGAGGTGGGTATCCTGGAACTACTGCTGGAAATGGTGGTACTTCAACACTTACCCCACCTGGCTATGCGGGTGGTAATGGATACTATGAAACAGGGCCAGCTAACCCTATATCGCGTGGCGGAGGTGGAGGCGGCGCTCTTCAAGCAGGAGGCGATGGTACTCCAGTAGGGGGAGCATATGGTGGTCTAGGTAGTACTATATCCTTTCTTGGCGGGATTACCTTTACCGTTGCTGGTGGTGGTGGTGGTGGTGCAGGGATAGATACTGCCCCAGGCGGTGGTTCAACTGGTGGTGGTGATGGTACTTCTTTAGGAGACAATGGTGGTAATGCTACTTTCGGATTTTTCAATGGTTGGGGAAGTGGAGGTGGTGGATGTGGTGGCGATCCAGGTCTCTCATTTTTGCTTGTTGGTGGCAATGGCGCACCTGGCCTTGTGGTCATCTCATACCCACTCCAAGACTATGTCTTTTTTGGACAGTATAACCTCCTTAAACCGACCCCTGTGGTTGGAACAGCCACTCCACTTATGGTCCTTGACGTGAAGCCCGGTGATAAGGGTGATGTCTTTAAAATTCAAGCCGATACCTATGGCTTTGGGACATATGACTCTAAGAATCCTCGAGACCCTATTCTGGCCTATGCCCGTGATTCGTGGGGTTGCTTGCAGTCCAATGCGACATCCTTCATTACGAATCGGATTTACGATGAGTACTTACAGTTCTCTTGTAACACTGCCTTTAGGGACATGTTCAGAGGCTTCTCGGCTACAGCTGAACAGTATGTAAACCAGCTCAATGGACAAACCTCAACGTACTGGCTTCATGACTTTATTCTGAGCCCAGCAGACACATTTACCCCAGACATGCCACCTTCTTGGTATGATGCCAGTGTCATGAACGATGGTATTACTCAGAGCTCACTGCGGTACCTACCCCCTCGTATGGTAAGTAACACTTCATCGTCGCAAACTTCAGGTTCCTTTCTGCGTAACTCAGATGCTCAGGTGTACTACTGGACGATTACCTCGTCTGAGACCTCACGGTACTCAATGTGGGACCCTGTTCAAAGCATTCTCATTGAAGGTAACACAGTCCCTGTCTCTGCCGATAACCTTCCCGTGTCGGGACCAGTCACCACCCAAGTACAATCCCTAAGTGGTGATACGAGGCTTATCATTGCCGAGTTTTTCCCTAAAAGTAACCCAGCCGAAGCAACGGCCTTGTACGAGCCCCAGTTTCCTAGGCAGATTTACCTGGCTACTGGTACAGAGCTCAAGTATTTCTCGTACAGGATTGGATGGCGTAACAAGTTTACTGGGGAAGTCGTCCCTCTTGTCCTTTCGAGTTCTGGATCGGCTATGGTGGTGTTTATGTTTACGCCTAAAAATTAAAGGTTTGTATGGTTGTTGCAACTCTTTCCTTACTTTTCCTATTTTTTTACTCCGAGTCCGACTTGTCCTTCTTGGCCTTCTTACGATCCTTGACCCATGCATCGCGAAGAACATTGTCGCGACTGGTTTCGTTGTAGTCACTTTCAGAGCCACTTGAGCTAGAGTCCGAGTCAAACTCACGGCCACGCTTGAGCTGAAGCTTGGGCTTAGGGGGCGCCTTGCCCGTCCCAAGGCCTAGCTTGTTGTACTCGCCTCCAGGCGCGTAAGGATTCGTTACCTGCATTGTAGGAACTGAAGGAGTTGTAGGCTTGGCCGAGCTTGATGATGATGATGAGCTTGGAAAGGGATGGAGAGGCTTTGGCTTCTCGTCTTCAGACTCTTCAATGGGCTCCTCATTTGGAGTGCCAGTTGGCTTTATGCCGGCACGGCGCTTCTGCCAGGCATCTTGGGCAGCCTTTGAACGGCGCTCGTGCTGCTGGCTTTGCTTCTCCTTGAAATGCATGAACTCGCGCTCAAGCTGCTTGAAGGCCTCCTTCTGATTAGAAAGCTCGGCCTCACTCTTGGACTTGGTCTTCTCGGCCTTGCGAAGCTTCTCGGCAAGCTCTTCCACTGCCTCAGTAAGAGACTCCTTCTCGCGGCTTAGGACGCGAACCTTCTTGGTTGCCTCAAGGTCGCCACTTCCCTCCCGGATCTCGGAAAGAGCCGCCTCCATACTCTTCATGCGCTTACTTAGAGCCTCGACCTGAGAGTATGTAGGAGCCTCCTTATAAGTCTCTTCAGCAAGCTCGGTAACTTCCTTGAGTTTTGTAGTCACTGACTCAATCGACAGCTCAAGGTTGCGAAAGGAACTGCGTATGGCTACGCTATGGTCCTCGAACTTCTTTGAGAGCCATGAGAGGTTGCTTTCGTTGCCCAAGGTCGTAGCGATGGCCTCGGAAACGTCACTGGCAAAGACCTCTTGGATGTGCTCTACAATCTCCTTTATAGAGGCCACATCGGTCTTGAGCGCCTTAATCTTGGTGCCTGGCGAGCCAGGCGAAGTCATGGAAGAGGCGGCCTGGGCCTGGCCGGCACGCAGAGGAGAGTTGAAGCCCATGCGGCCGCTAGGTGAGGCTAGCTGGAAGCCAGCCGAAGGGTGGTCATCAGGAAGACGGGACATTTCACTTAGTGTAGTACTCTGTAGGTTGGTAAGGGGCGAGGTAATCAATACAAGGTAAGCCCACAGTCATGGATTATAGGTAACGATTTGAAGGGGCAGGCTTACGGTGGGCCGACAGAACGCAAGTGAACAAGTGTCCGTGATCGACACCGCCCATAAGGCTTATAGGGGGTACCGGCTTGCCAGGCCTACTCACACGCCCCCCTACAATGCTCCTAGTAAGGTTCCTCAGGCCTTACTATGTCGAGCTTCCTGTCGGCCCACCTCTGCCATGCCCCTCCTGGAGGGTGGAATACACTGTTTTTGCGAGGGGAGGGTGCCGTAAAATAGCACGCATGACATAAGACGCCTACGCCGCCAGGAAGATTTCGCAGCGACAATGAGAAATTTTCGGGCTGAAAATGAAGGATTTTTGGAAAGGAAAAAAAAGCTTATGCAAAACACTTCCGAGATAAGGTAAGGAAACGAACCCTTACTTTCTAAAGCTTACCATTGAAGGGAGTAAAAGTGACTAGGTTATTCTCAAGATCGGAAGTTGTCTTAAGAGGGAGAAGCAACTAGTCAAGACTTTGCTTGATCATCTCTCTCTTAAGCTTACTTCCGAGCGTGAGATTAACCTCGACACTTTTTTTGCCGGTCTAGACCCGGCCACCGACTCCTCGGCTGTCAAAAAAGAAGCGCCCACCTCTATTTCGTCAGCTGACTGTGTGTGTACATTTTTTTTGGCCGAGTGGAATGCCGAAGACTCGTACGACTCGCTCGAGCGCTCCTCCTCACACGCACGTTGGATGCCATCTATGTACCGACTTCAGCGGCATGTGTGATCTCCATCCAGAGTGCAAGGAGTGCGTTGCCCTCGGAATGCAGGACGCCTTCATGCTTGCCAACCTTAACAGGGAGGTCAAGAAGGCCGAAGACGTTGCGGCGTATGAGCGCACCAAGGCGGCTGACTTCCAGAACATTGTTAAGCGCCAGGCGGTTACTCTGGCCGAGAAAGAGACCGAGATCCAGCGCCTGCTCAACGTTCAGAAGGGCTTTGAGCGGCAGTTGCGCAAGGACGCTACGCTCCTTGATCGCGCTCGTGAGACGTACTCGGTCCAGTGCGCCGAGACGGCCCGCTGGAAGCAGCACGTGCTGGACCTGAAGAACCAGCTCTCGTCGCAGTCACAGGAAATCGCGGCGATTGTGCGCGACCAGCAGTTGCTTGACGCAACGCAGCAGCGCATCCTCGCCGACACACTCAATGACCCGGCGCGCGACCTTCTCACATTCTTTCACTCAGTAGGGAACGAGTATGAAGCGAGTGTGTAGGGATATAGTGAAACATATCATTCTACTCTAAAAGGAAAACCCTTACAAAGTAAAGCATGGCAACTGCACCTGCAAATCCAGATGCGACGGCAACTATCACAATTAATTCCCAGGATAGATTTCCTACATTTGATTCTTCAAGAAATCCTGCATTGACAACTCTATCTAATGACATTACTTTTACTTTACCTGGTCTTCGAAATTTTAAAAAAATACAACTCGTTTATGGTTCCATACGAGGTTCTACCCTAGGATATTTGAACACACCTGGACTAAATTGTAACGTTATTAATGCAAGTTATAATGGAGGGTCCCCTCAATTAATTACTTTACCATTCGATTTACTAATGATAACAACTCAAGTAGTTGCGCTACAGAATACTGTTCAAGTACTTCAAAACATTTTGCGTCAGACGTTTAATGATCAAAGTATTTCAATAGGTCAACAAGGGGTCGCAGCTAACTTATTTGCCGGTCTTTTTGCATGGCAGGGTATTACTACTGCTGTAGGTACTTCTTACCCTTTACTCGCCTGGAAATCAACATCTGCGACACTATCATTTAGTCGCGTACAAAATTATAAAGGAGTTGATATTTCTAATGAAAGACAGTTGTTTGACATGTTAGGTATGCCTTTTACTATTTCAAATGGAGTACCCACATCAGCAACTTCACCAATAAACACATATGCTGGGACAATCTACCCTTTTGTAACTGGAGGAGCATTTACAAACTATATTGATCTTGTGAGTCCTGATCTAATTTCGTCTCCGGGCGATGTTTCATCAGTACCATCATATCCATCTCAATATGGAATGCTTGTGGCAAGGTTTGCATCTACATATTCAGTCAATAATGCATTTGGTGCTGTATCCGCTCTTCCTGGATCGTATCTAAAAACAATTACGCCTAAAAATGGAAATACTTTACGCTTGATTATGTTAAATGACCAAGGTAAACCTATACCTCCTGTTCGAATTCCGGCACTTCAACCCATATTAAATAGTACCGGGGCATTTACTGGTACTGGGAGTGTTGGAACGCTCACGTGGACTTCGTTTAATCCGTCAACTTATCTTTCACCGGGTCAAAAGGTGGTTATTGGTACTACTGTATTTAGTTCTCCATTGAACTTACTTGTTACATTAAGTACAGTTACTGTGACAACTGTAACATTTCCTACTACATATACTACTAGTACCCCTTCAGTAAGTATATCAGGACCTTACAACGAAGAAGGTAATATTAATGGCGGAGGTTTGCCAGAGTATAACCTCATGTTTGTCGGGGTTCCTTATGCTGATCTAATGTCCTAGAAAGGCTTTGCGTAGTTACTTTAGTAGCTAACGAGTACAAAGCCTGTGATTAAATTTGTTTAAACACAAAATAAAGCCTTCTTTGCAAATGGAGCTTTCAGTCATTGTTCGTCCTATGACGCAGCTGGCCATTGTAGAGCATGCCAGGGCTATCGAGCTTATGAAGCAGAACGAGCTTCACCTCTACATTGAATGCATCCTACCTCAGCTTACCAGGCAGCTCTTTGAGGAGGTCATGCGCAGTGTAACAAAGTCCATCACCTTTATTCTCAACACGCCCAGTAAGACGACGTCGGAGGCGACGCTGCACTGGCGGCACCCAGTCATTGCCGGAGTGGGGCCCGGTTTCTTTCAGCTCACGAGTGCAGACATAACCAACGGACTGAGCGGGAACATTGACACGACTGTTCAAGACAAAGTGCGCACGTATCTCCGTGAACGAGGGTGGAAGTGCTGGTGGACGATTGATTCGTTTTGTTTTCAGGACACGCAAGACTTTGACATTGTTGAAAAGGGCATGAAGCTGTTTGCGTGTTACCGCAATGCGGGGGCGGGGGAGGCTCTCTTGACGGACTCGTAGTCAAGGAGGTGGCTTTTGGGGTGTAGCGTTGAATGAAAGCATCGGGTAAGACCGGAGATGATGTGTTTATAATCTGAATGAAGAAATTCGAACGCGTATGAAAGGCACGTCTGAACACCCTTTGAGTCTCCTTTCGATGCATAGTTTTGAGCAATGTTAAGAAGCTTTTTGGCATCGTTACTAATGGGTATGTCCACAGTAGGCTTACGAAGTTTGAGTGGCTTCAGAAACTTTGATGGCCTGTAGGGAGGTAGTAGTCTTTTGTGGAGAGGAGGTCGGTGAGGTGGGGACAGTGGGGGACGTTCCATCAATATCAATGCTCGCGTCCAGAGTCCGGCCACAGCATCGACTCCGAATCCTATGATGGTTGATGACGTGGTATAGTTTGTAAAGCAAGCCAATCGCAAAAATAAACCCAGCAGTAGCCCCCCCACTTTGAAGGGTTTGAGTGTCCATTGTAATGGTGACTGATAAAGAAATCTTTAACTTGGTTGACGCTTCGCCGTCCCTTTCCGATGGTTCAAAGATTGCCTACAAGAAGCAACTCCAATCTCTTAAAAAGGCTTTAGACGATGACATTAGTAAGATCATTCTTCACCCACTTGGCGTGGAGCTTCTTGACACCGCCTTTGCCACAAAGATCGCCTACACAAATGCAGTCAATTCACTTTTCAAGCGGGATAAGGAATTCTCAAACGAGGTTGGTGCGGATACGGGCCTCCTTGATTACGTAGGCGAAGACATTCGAAAGAAGTGGGCCGATCTCCTAAAGCAGCTCCATGCCCAGCGCGAAACACTGGTGGATATGAACGTTCGTTCACAGCGTGAAAAGGAGAATTGGGTCTCTACAAAGGAATGGAAGGAAATGGATGAAACCCTAGGTATGAATGAGCGCGGCTCCCAAGCCCAGCTTTTAGTTGCCTTTCATACTCAAATTCCGCCTCCTCGAGGCGGTGACTTGGCCCAGGTGCGTATCTGTAACGATGAGAAGGAATGCCCTGAAGGAAACATTATCATCGTGACTGGATCGAACCCAAGGCTTATTATCCGAGATCATAAGACTCGCCGCAAGTATGGGGCTATCGTTGTTAAGCTTCCAAGCTCGCTTGAGCAAGATGTGATTGTATCCCTTGAAGCCCAGCCCCGTGAGTACCTCTTTGTCAATTCTCATAACGAAATGTACCCTACTCGTGATGCCTTTATGACTTGGAAAAGCAATACCTTTAAGCGGCTCTTTAAACGCGACGTGACGACTAACATTGCTCGGCGTGAGTATGCCACTACTGAGGATATGAACGCGCCCCTTCACCAATTGAAACGAAGCGCTGAAGCAATGGGCCACTCAATTGAGACCCATCATGCCTACCGAGTTGTGAAACCTAAACAGGGGGTACAGGAGGGTGAGGACGACGTACCCACTGAAGGGCCTACGCAGCGGCAAAGGAGAGACGGGGAAGTAGAGGGCGGTGGCTTCTTTTCGGACGTAAAGAAATTTTTTGGACTGGCGGGTACTGAAACGGGCATTCAAACTGCGATCGATCCTCGGGACCTTCAAAAAATGTGCGAACAAGCTTATGCGCGTTTTAATGGGCGGGCACCTCTCAATGTTGGTAAATGGGACCTCATTAGGCAAACAGACGAGGATTTGCTGTATCGTTTTGGTGATACGTTTGTTGTGGCTGTACGAGGAACTCAAGGGGCTCCTAATGGCCCCGACTGGACTGCGAATCAAACAATCCCATTCAATGGGCTTATAAATACACAGCGCTGCGCGATTGATCTTGCTACAGTGACTGGATGGAAGCGCGAATTTCCTATGGGAACCTGGTATGCCACCGGTCACTCGCTTGGTGGAGCCATTTGCGACGAGTTGCTGCGGGCGGGTCTCGTAACCGAAGCGTACACCTTTAACCCAGCTGTTCAGACGAAGGATTTCAATGGAAAACTAAAGAACCGTCGCGTTTACGCGCGAGGTGACCCTCTGTATCAACTCTTTGGTCGCTTTACAGTAGGGGCAATCCTTCAGCCGGCTGGATCTCTTGCAAAGGAACTCCTAACTCGCGTATCCCCGTCTTACTTTGCAGCGAATGCCCTCGACCAACACAACCTTTCAGCTTTCGATTCGAGTACTCTACAAGGCGGAATGCAGGCGGCAATAGATACTGCAGCCCGTAACGAGCCCTTGACACCCAGCGATTGTGTACGCCAATCACTTCGTGCTTTGTCTACATATTATCCACGTTTTAACGTAGTCCTTACTACTATGGATTTTCCTCCAATTCCAAACACGGATAACTTAAGTAATGCAGTTGTACAAGCTTTTCTTCTAAAAGGATATGGATTTCCAGAGTATGACTTTGAGACACTAAAAAGGATAAAACTTTACAGACGTTCAGATGAAGTCTTTCAAAAACTAAGCCTGTGTCAAGAGCATGGCGGTGGTGGATTTTTTATGTACCGGAAATTTGGTACTAAAGGTGTAAGTCCAGGTCATGTATGCATGTATGTGAAGGACCCAGTAAGTGGGCTCCTTACATTTTTTAATCCTTTTCAAAGCAATGAGGTTCAAACGTTACCAGATCTACTTCGCCGTGTCTGGCCTGTGGATATGAGAGAACACACTCCTGAAGATGGTATTTCTTTCATCCTAGAACACTATAGACCGTATGAAGGCCCAATGCCAATTCTTATAGGCATTATTAACATACCTATTCCCGTTGAAGCTGGAATTGCTCCACTTGAGCCTCACCACCAAAAACTCGTAAAACGGATGTTTCCAGAATTGGAACTTTAAATATGCCCCATGCCCCGAACAAAAGTCACCGAACCGTGGGCTCACTTTTGTGAGCGAGTCGAAGCAGTTGAGATGGGAATTAATACACATGTGTTGTATCGCGAACTAATGCGAAGCCCTAATAGTTCCTTAGCCCAGTACATCATTTACTTACGTAGTGAACTCTGTGTTCATAGGGTCGTTGTTGCGAGACTTGAACGGGAGATGAGGCTAAAAGAGGCCCAAGCAAAAAATGTCTCAAATCAAGGTCAATCCTAGCGTCACGCAAAAGTGGAAACACTTTGTCACCCGAATGGATAATCTCGAGGACCATGCAGACGTAAAGATGCTAGTCAATGAACTTCGGTTGGCATCCCATGGTTCACTGGTATTCTACATTATGTCGCTTAAGACTGAGATTGAAGTGCTTACGGTGCTGTTGAAAGAGTTTGAAAAGTCAAATAAAATTCCTGACGATATCGGAAATGCCCCGTGCTAAGTCGACGCCGAAACCACGAAAGCGTACGGTCAGTGAGATTGCTGAGGAATCTATTTTAGAGGGTGGTGATAGTAGTTCATTGGGTTTCAAAGCATTTCAAATTACAGTTTATAGTACACCAGAACACCACTCTTCCTTTGAAAAGCAGGAGCTTCGTGATCCTGATGAGTCGGTTACCTCCGCGGATCCTCGTCCATGGGAAAGCTCAGCGGATCCTGAGGTTCGTAAGAGGGCTATGGAGGCAATGGGAGACTCTACCGATCCAAACCGTTTCTATACGTTCCTTTGCAAATCAGAAGAGGAGTGTAAAGCCGATACGCAGCACCCACAGCGTTCCACTGGATGGCATAATGCTCGCTCTTTTTCCATCACTGGCAGTGACTTTGCTTCAGCCGTCTGTAGGAATCCATACAAGAGTGGACGAAAGCTTTTGGCCGGTAAAGTTGCGCCTTCAAAGGATATGCTAAGCTCAAAGTTTGCACAGTGGGGGGTTGATCACGAGGTTCATGCCGAGGAGGCCTTTACTGCTGTTCTTGAAAAGGAATGCAAGTCTCCTTTCCATCTGCAGCACCCGCACATGTTCAAACACGTTGACGCCCAGTGGATAGCAGTTTCACCTGACGCTGTCTTGACGCACCACAATGAGGATGGCGAGGTTGTGGTTGACTTGGTAGAATATAAGGCGCCCGCCTTTTACCGTGATGCTAGATACTATCCATACCGTAAGTTTGCTCACGTTGGGAACGTGCCACCGCATTATTATGACCAAATCCAAGGGACCCTCTGGTTAATGCGCAACTTTGACGTCTTTCCGAATGGCCGAACAGTGCATGGGTGCTACTTTGTCGTATGGCAGCCCCACGCTCTCTCTGTCATTTACGTACCGTATAAGGAAACCTACGCCAATGAGCTTGCAGACAACCTAAGAAAGTTCTACTTTCAAAAGTTTCTCCCAAAGTGCATTGAGGAATTAAAGGAAACCTAACGAAACCTAACGCTGCACTGATGGATCAACTTTATTGTTGGGTGTGAATCCTTCGACGCCAAGCCTCGTTTGCTGATGCATGATTGGAACGGGCTGCCCATGCGGGTGCGGATTTGAATGTTCATGGCCGAGCATGTGACCCAGCTCGTGGGAAATTACATACTGGCGGTATCCGTTCAAATCTAACTTGGTTCGTTTTACACCATTGAGATAATTAGTAGCGTTAATCTCAACAAGGCAGTGGCCAGGATGGGAAAGGGAGAGGCCGTATAAGTCAGCCCGATCGGGTACAAGACAAAAGAGAATATCAGGATTTTCACGCTTGAGAACAAAGTCGTAGCCCTTTGAAGACCATCCAGCCGGGTCATGAACGTAATGATCGACTTCGTTTCGAAATTTATTTTCTGGGTACGAAACGCCATCTAGTACTGTTGCCCAGAAACTGATTTTCTTGCGGTTTGCCAGATTACATTCATCACGACACTTTGTATGGGAGCCTTTAGTCGCATCCTCATACGTTGTGCTGTCAGAGCTATCCGAACAAACTGACATGATAAGAAATGGATGTTGAAACCTTGCTTGATAGTGTGACAAACGGCACACAGGCAACAGACGTTTTAAGCAATGCTGTAGCAACTCCTTCACTTGCACATTTGAAAGCAGCATCAATTGTTATTTTCTTTATGTTGTGTAGGGATTTGGGTAAATTCGTCATACCACGCATCGTTGACAGGCTCCTCGCATACGCCCCACCGGTCAAGACCGAATAATTAGGTCATAGAACTTTATTTTATCTACTTTGTATTGCATAAGCCTTGTATTATAAGCAACAGAAATGGTAAGTGAGCGACTTTCGGGGGTTACGTTTGCTGATACGATTTCCGGATGCCCTCCCTTTTATGGGGTTGAGCGCGATGACAATCGTATTATTACTGGTGACTTGCCGCCGCCCGCCGCTGAACTCTACGCCATGAACGTTCCATCAATTCCAGATCGCGATTTTCTAATACGTTATCCGCAGGGCATGTGGAGCGGCAAGTCAATTGCATCGGATACCGACTTTCGCCACATTGTAGGGTTCGGTTCAAACATCGACTTTGTGAAGGGCCAGGATGAAAAGGTGCTTAGAAAGCTTGGACAGCAATTTCAAGAAATGTCGGCACACATCCCTAGCATTGTCGAAGCTGAGCGGCAGCTTGAAGGCGAGGTTGTCTATGAGCCCTACACAATGTATGGACGGCGTGATCAGGGACGTGAGAAGCGTAGACTTTACGACCTGCCGCAGCGCCACGCTGAGCTCCTTCAGAGTGGCGTGCCAAGTGACGCACTTAGCCATATGACGAGCCGTGTCACTGCCCTTGCTCAGCGTGAGACTCGCTCAAAGGCGCAGGAAGAGGCCATTAAAAACTTTAAGGAGCGAAAGAGTGTTATGGTTGGGTCTAATCGTCTTGCATGGCAGACGCCTATCTTTCCTGGCCACCCGCTCTTTACAAAGGGACTGCAGCGGAAGACGGTTTCAAAGACAGACTATCTTAACTTGGGTCCGCGTGACGAGGAAAAGATTAAGGCAGCTATTGCTACTGGCTCTTACGAGAATCCCGGCTCACACTTTGTTCGCTAATGTTAGTATAATGCAATACGCCCAGCATTAACCCTATTCTAATCCATTCTCTCCGCCATTGACAGGCTCGTGCTCGTTTTGGTGGCCGTAAGCATAAGTCTATGGGCAAGAGCAAGCGGCGTGGTGGTGATATGTGGCAGGATATTGCTCGTGCCATTAAGCAGCCCTTTATCTCCACTGGCGCGGACCGTAAGGTTGGCGATTGGCTTGAAAACAACCTGAAGATTCCCCGCAATGTTATCGATAGCGGTGCAAAGATCGCTAGTGACATCATTGGCGGGCGTCGCAAGGGCCGCAAGGGTCACAGCAAGGGCCGTAAGGCGCACAAGCGTCGTTAAAGGGTAAAGCGTAAAGGGTAGAGGTGGAGTTTCATTACGTATTACGTTTTACCTACAAACCACTGCCACTCATATGCATACGCTTGCGGCCACCTTCCATGCCCGGGTTTCCATGCGAACGGCCATAGAGATGCATGCCCATGTTGCTGAGAGTGCTGCCGCGGGCCCCTCCCACCAGACGGCGCAGCTGGGACGTAGTGACACCCGTTGCAACGCTGGCCGACTCAACATCGGCCATGTTCAGGATGGTCTTGCGCACAGCGCTCTGGCCGCGCACCGTCTCAAAGTAGCCCGAGTTGACCGCGATAATCGTGAGCTGGTACGACGAGTAGGCATCGAAAAAGTGCTGCGAGTTATCAAGCGTCATGTTCAGCTGGATCGAGAAGTTACCCAGCGTGCCCGGCGCCAGGCCGGGACTGAGCGAGACATCCTGGCCCATGCGCAGCATGAGCGGCCCACCCGTAAGCTGCGTCGTAGCACGGGGGACAAACTTGTTCTGACCGGCAATATTGAAAGCTCCCGATGCAGCCGGCCAGAGATTTGATGTCCCACTCGACAGTTCGTATGGCACCTTTGAGCCACCAAGGTTCCATGATCCAGACGAAACGGGAACGTAGGTGCTCTGGGATCCAGAGGCAGTACCTGCAAATGACGACACGACTCCATATGCATTTTGAGCACCAGCGGCAAAGATACCCGAAATAGAAGAGTTGATAACATAAGAAGTAGTTGTACTTCCAGCAGCCAAGGTATATACACCACTAAAAGAAATCTGACCAAAGCTTCCAATAATAGTAGCATTTGACAAGACAATTATGTTACCGGCCGTGCTCGCATTAGCTATCGGCTGGTTTGGAACAACAACGAAGCTGAAAACCCATGCACCAGTTGAACCAGAAATTGTCACTCCGTTAAGAGTGCCAATGACAGAGTTACTGCCACTAGTGATACCATTTGCTGCAGCACCATTCGTAAGCTGCTGACCACTGGCATTTGCAAACCCTCGCCATGTCTGGTAATCCATGTCAAGACCAGCAGCAACACTGCACGTATACAGTTCATAGGGAGTCATATTCGAACAGAGGTTGCTAAAGTTGTCAAATGTAACTGCAACACGCTGCACAGGAACATATGTCTCGTTTTGAAGCTGGCATCGCGTACGCGGCTTCACATAAACCATAATAAAGTCAGGGATGGATGAGAGCGTAATGGTCTGGCTCTGGATGTTAAGCTGGGTTGACTTCGGATCAGACACAAGGAAGGTGTTTGTATAGCGCGGAAATTCCATGTACGGCACGTTGCTGATCAAAGGCAAACTAACATCCGGTCCAGGAGTCAAGAACTGCACAACGCAACGAGGATTCAGGAATGCGCCAGTCGTTGTGGGCGTATTGTTAGGCGCCGTAAGCGAGACATTAGAGAAAGCACCAACACAGCCAGTTGTACGAATAACCGTTGCGCCTGACGGATAGTCACAATTCGTGCGAACGACACTAAATGGCGCTACGTTGGTCGGCCAACTACCCTGCTGGATGGCTTGGCAGTTAGGAGACGGCTGCTGGATGTTCATGGTAAACTGAATGTTGGTGCATCCATAAAGACCAACATTGTTAAATTCAAGAGCATCCTGGTAGATAAACGGGCTCATGACAATCGGCTCAGCAACCTGGTAAAGGAATGAAAGTGTCATAGGAACATTCATAGGCGTAGGCATGATCTGGATACCGTTAGGCAAGACCTGGCCAAGGAGCTTAGAAACACAGTTGACCGGCTGTGATGAAAGAGTTGCAGCCCCAGAAGGAAGACGATCACTCGTAATAAAAAAGGACTGGTTGACAGCACCAGAGCTAGAACGCGTTCTAAATGCAATTGACCCAGAACTAGCAAAAACAACGCGACCAAACCTGAACGTAATAGTCGTGACAACCTGACCACCAACGAGCTGCTGAACGGAGCTATCTGCAATGTAGTAACCATTCCAAATTGCAGCGCTACCAGTTAGACCCGTAATTGTGAACGTCGAGCCTTCCTGGACTGTCCACGCAGACTGATTGCTGTTAAAAGGAATGTTGATTGTTGCCGTACCAGTACCCCTATCACCAGGATCAGCAACCCAAGTAATTACCGAAGCCGTGCCGACGCTACCCTGCAGAAGACCGCCTGGCACAACAATGGGGCGACCGTTGATGTAATACACAGCGCAGTTTGAGTTAGGGTCCAGATACGCACCGCAGTTGTCAACGTCATCAACTAGGCGCGAGCCATTAACCGGGTTGTAAAACGTGATGGGCCATGCACCAGTCGGGATATCACCCGTCGAAGGGCGCTGGTAGTTGAGTGTGCTCATGTTTCCGTTGGCAGACCGCGCATCATCCGAAGTCCACGCATACTGGTCAAACTTAGACGGGGTAGTGCGGATACGCTGCGTGTCGCGAGTATTCGTGAGCAGAATCTGCTCCTGGAGAGTGTCACCGTTTGTGGTAACGCTGCAATCGTTAATAGAGCAAGTCATGCTATTGCACAGCGACTGGAGCGGAAACGGGCACAAGTTAAAGTTCGTACCAGGTTGGGCAATCTCATAGTAATCACCCTGAACCTGTGGGAATGCAGGCGTACTACCATTCGACGGGAAAGCATTTGCAGGGATCGTACGGCGATACAGGTCCGACTCCGGGCTGGCCTGAAGGAGAACGTCGATAGATGCAGAGCCGCCAAACCCAGGCGGAGTCAGAAATGTACTCGCTGCAGGGGTATAAGGCGTCGTGGACGAGTAGGCACCATCGCGTGGATCGCATGGAAGCGTGGGCCACACGGCAGACTGGAGGAACACGCCAGACTCCCACACAATCTTACGATCAACAAACACGTTCAGCGACGGCACCAGGATCTGGTAGGTGTGCTGCGAGTTGCTGGCGGCAAGTGCGTTAAAGGGAGCCGTAGAAACGCTCAACGCACCCTTCTGCACGCCATAGACAGGCGGCGTCTGGATAAGACGCGCATCGTAAATAGCTCTGTTGGAATAAGGAAACGGGCGTTGTAAAGGTTAGTATACTAATGTGATTACTTATGTCTCCTGCCTAACAATTTGTAAGTTCCACAATCAGATTAAATGTACTTACACCTTCTCGATTGAAGCCATTCTATATTTTTGCTAAAGCAATTGTTTTAACCAGATCTCAATCTCGGAAGTGGTGTAAGTATAGAGCCCCCGTCCTCCGCCGCCCCTCCCTCTCTTAAGCCCACTTCCGAGGATGAGCGTATGTTTAGGCCGATGGA